TGCAAAACCCTATTCCATTTGTTACTATCAACCTGACCCCCAAAGGGAAGATGCCTAAAGGAATTCAAGTACCCGAAGGTTGCCGTCTACGACTAGTGACTCAAAATAACTTGCCTCTGGATGTCATGCGGCGCGCCACCGATATCGCTAAGAGAAGGTTTAACCCTGTAGCGATAACTCGCCTCAATAGGTCGCAAGGTGAGCGCGGAAGTGTACAAGATATGGCAGGAGACTTGGAGGTTCAAGACCTGCGAGATGTAGAAATACAAGAGAAGTTGATCAAGGAGTACCTCAAAGACTACGAAGTAGAGCCAGAGCTAATGGATGACGTTCTGGCCCTTAATTCAAAATATAATAAAATAGCTGAAGACAATGAGGAAATTTCTAGAAATGTCAATTGGAAGCTTCAGTCGTTAGAGTTTGATAATCTGTTTAATTATGGTGAATCAAATTATATTGACTTTAAAAATCTAAGTGGGATCGTAGGCATTTTTGGAAAGAACTATTCTGGAAAATCCAGCATTATTGATTCGCTACTATTTACTATGTTCAATTCTACCTCCAAAAACGATAGAAAGAATCTAAACGTTATTAATCAAAATAAAGAAGCTTGTTTGGGTAAAGCCGTCATCTCAATTGGGAATTTGAACTATACAATCGAAAGGACGGCTACAAAATACATTAAAAAGCTAAAAGGGGAGACTACAACAGAAGCCAAGACAGATACCGATTTTAGTGTATACTGCCCCATCGAAGATGATTTTGAGAGTCTTAATGGGACCACCAGAAACGAAACTGACAAAAACATTCGTAAAGTATTTGGAAATCTGGATGATTTTCTACATTCTTCTATGGCTAGTCAGCTAGACTCCCTCTCTTTCATTAAAGAGGGATCAACAAAGCGAAAAGAGATTTTGGCAAACTTTCTCGACCTTAAATTCTTTGATAGTAAGTATAAGCTAGCAAATGATGATTCAGCGCATATCAGCATTGAAAGAAAGAAGCTCGAAAACCGCGACTTTAATCAGGAGATTCTAGAGCTTAAAATGGATTTGAGCGAGAAAGAGGTAGAACTAAAGCAAAAGAAGCGTTTATGCAAAGAATATAAGCAAAATACTCAAGAGTGTGCAACACAAGTTGCACTAATAAACGAAAAGATAGGCTCCATCCCTGCAGAAGTAATTGACGTAGTTAAAGTACGAGCGAATTTAAATCATAAAAAAAGTCAAATGGTGAGCACTAGAGATCAAGTTCAAGATGACAAGCAAGTGAGAGATGCTAAAAAGAATGAATACCGAGCTATCTGTGACTTTTTGGAAACTTATTCTAGAGATAGTCTTTATGGCCAGCGAGAGAACATTGAGAACCTTCGCCATGACATTGTTGGATTGCAAGGAAAACTGCAAACAGAGCGCAATGATAAAAGCAGAAATGAAAAGAGAGTAAAGTTATTAGATGGAATTCCATGCGGTACGTCTTTTCCTACCTGCAAGTTTATCAAAGACGCATTAGTGGCAGAGGCTAATATCCCAGAGAACGAAAAACTCATAGACACAATTCAAGCTAGCATTGATCTGATCGACGAGCAGGTGGCCTCTATGGATCCGAAGCTTGTCGATACTAAAATCCAAGCCTACGAAAAGATTGTGTCCGAAAGAGATGGCTTGTCAAACAATATTACAAATTTGGATTTAAAAATTGATAAAAACGAAGCTTGTATTTCCACCCTTCTCGTCGAAATAGAAAGGTTAGAAGACAAGGTTTCAGAGTACGAAACCAATAAAGATGCCATTGAGAATTTAGAGAGCCTAAATACTAAATTGGCCTCATTACAGTATGATCATAAGAATTATGAGATCAAGGGCGAGAAGTGTAACAACCAAATCTTAAACTTATATAAAGCGGTTGGATCATGCGAGGAGAAAGTTAACTTTATCGAAGAACAAAAAGCCTCGTTTGACGCTTTACAGAAAGAATACTCAGCTTATGACTTATATAAGCAGTGTATGCACCCCAATGGAATTGCATTTGACGTTATCAGGAAGAAATTGCCTGTTATTAACGAAGAAATCGGAAAAATCCTGTCAAATATCGTTGATTTTGAGGTGTTTTTCGAAGATGACGGAAAGCGTCTGGAGATCTTTATCAAACACCCTCTTTATGACCCGCGCCCCCTAGAGATGGGATCCGGAGCAGAAAAGACAATCTCTGCCATGGCCATTAGGCTTGCGCTCTTAAGTGTTTCTAGCTTGCCCAAAGGAGATATCTTTGTCCTTGATGAGCCCGGAACGGCACTTGACGAAGAAAATATGCAAGGCTTCGTGGATATTCTATCTATTATCAGAAATTATTTTAAAACAGTTTTATTAATCTCGCATCTTGACACGTTGAAAGACTGTGTTGACATGCAAATAACAATTGACAAAAAAGACGGCTATGCATCCGTTAATGCATAAGAAAAAAGGAGAAAAATGTCAGTATTAACACAAGATACCACTTTTACCAGTTATCAGGACACAGAGGAGATGGGGCCCGAGTCCCCGTCAGTATTTAATGATGGCTTTGAAAAAGGCCCATCTCAGACAGGATTTTTTATTTATTCCGAAGAACCATATTCATTATGGTTCAACGACGGTAATGGTTGGACTCTTCATCAAACATTTACAGCGGTAAATTTAATTACTGGAACAAACTACGCTTGGGGAGATTATACAGCTGCTTATATAGAGACAGAGGCTAATAGTTCTCTCACCGTCCATATTAAGCCTCGAACTGGAGCTATCCTTATTGACGGGAACATTGGGGATGGTGTGAATCAGCACGATACACTTGTCGTTTCTGGGAACTCAACTACTGTAAATGTCTCGCCAACATCTATTGATATAAGTGCTAAGAGTATTAATGACCTAGACACCAAATTATATACTAGTCCAGTGTCAGCACCGGGCGGATATGATGATCCAGTACAAGATAGTGTAATGTTCTATGATGAAGATGTGACTGATGGCAATCACTGGAAATATAGAACAGGAAAGAGCCTTGTAGTTGACGCGGTTGATATAGACAACAACTCCACCGGTAAGTTTATGAAATGGGATAACCCATCAGATTCATTCTTATGGGAAATTCCACCTATGGGCGGAGCAATGACAAGCCACATCATTCCAGATGCAAATGCAGCATACGACTTAGGAAACGCACAATACAAAATTAGACACCTTTTCTTGTCTGATAACTCAATGTACATTGGGGATACTTGGATTAAGGCAGAGGGAGATTCTGTCAAAATGCCTAATCTTTTGGTTGGCGACCTCAACCTCAACAACACGGGTCGTCAAAACGAAGTGGATGGTACAAGTGGTCACTGGTCTATTCAAGAGGGTGCCGATGACCTTTTCTTGATTAACCGAACAACCGGAAAGAAGTTTCGTTTTAATATTACAGAAGTAGAGGAGAGTTAAAAATGACAGAATTAGCAAGAGGTGCTGTTGATAAGGTCTTGGAAAAAGTAGTTTCTCGTAAACTACTTGTCTGGGCAACTGCAACTGCATTAATGTTCAATGCGACGATTGATAGTGGAGACTGGCTTATTTTAAGTGCGCTTTATATTGGCGGCCAATCTGTTATCGATGCAATTGTAAAGTTGAAAGGTCTCTAGGTTGATTAACGTCGACTTAGGCGAAGCATTTAAGGCAATCGGAGCTTTTGTAGCCAAGAACTGGCAAACATTAGCTCTGATAGCCTTTATTGTTTTCTTCTTTCTTTCCAAAAATGATTACGGCGCACTTAAAAAATCAATGGAAGTAATGACGGTTAGTTATCAAGAGCAGTTGGAAACCATGGAGAGACTTCATAAAAAAGAATTAAAGCTCCGTGAAGAGTCAATTGCAAAGTACGAAAAGGAAGTTGCAGATTTGACTAAGAAATATGATGAAGCTTTATCTAGCCTTAAGAAAACGAAAGAAGAAGACATTGAGAGAATAGAAAAAGACTTTAAGGAAAAGCCAGAAAAGCTGGCTGAAGAAATAGAAAATCAATTTGGATTTAGCCATGTTAAGTAGACTATTTTTATTTTTGTTTATGTTGATTTGCTGCGATAATGCAGCTGCATCCGAGGGAAAGTTCACATTCATCCAGCAAGGTAAGCAAGCACCCTTCACAGGCACTCTGTTTGACCCGACAGCGACTGCAAAAATTATGGCCAATGGGAAGTTCCTAAAAGAAGAGTACGAGCTTAAGCTGGGCTTTGAGCTGAAAAAACAAGAAAAACAATTCGATCTTGATCTTACTCAACTTAAGATTACTTTGGATACCGAACGAGAGGGTTTTCAAAAAACACTTGAAGTCAAAAATAAAGAGATTGAGCAACTAAATAGAATTATAGCAAAGAAGCCCGGTACCAACGCATTATTGTGGGGAGTACTCGGAGGATTTGCGGTCGGAGTTGCAACAACAGTCGGCATAACTTACGCGGTGAACAAATGAAAAAAGATTTAAATAAGATTGCCCAATATGAGATAGCTATCTCGAAAAAGTACGGGAAGGAAGCCATCGCGCACCCTCAAGCCGACTGGGATGACGGAAAAGAGAAAGAATATCAACAGCAAATAATGGATTTGTACCAAAAAGAGCGAAAGCACGAAGAAAAAAACGAAAAATTAGAAATGGATGGTTTTTTAATTTCTAAAAAACTATTTAGTAAGGAAGACAATAGAAATTGTCCTGTTTGTCAAGCATATTCTTTTGAATTGCGCGACGATGTATACATGACAAAATTTGATTGTTGCTTTAAATGCTACATACAATGGGTTGAAGGTCGAGAAACCAGATGGAGAACTGGCTGGCGACCCCAAGAGGAAAAATAAATGGCTACAACATTAGAAATTATTCAAGGTATTAATCAAGCAGCCGCAAATGCTTATGATGGGTCACATGATCAGCGTTTCGTTGCTGGTGACACTAAGGAAATTGGTCTAAGCCGAGAAGAGGGTTGTCCTATTATCGATAGTCGTGTTTCTGACGGGTTCGGTGTTAAAATCATCGGAGACATGCTCCAAATTAACTATGAGGCCAATATTTTCCTTAAAGATGTGTATGCTAATGGCTTCGAGGAAGAGTGCGAAAGACGCTTACAGGCGATCGCCGACTTCATCAAGAAAGAGTTTAAACTCATTGTGGGAAGCAGCCTAAGACTGACCCCCCAAGGCGAAGCAAAGTGCTTAGTTCAACATACCTCTAGAGTGCGTACTTTTTTGACAGCCCATAAACTTTTTAAGATCGGCGGCATGAAAGGTGTCGAAACTTTGGGAGAAGGCATCACAAACCCTATGGATGTCAAATATCAGAAATTCTTAAAAGAAGGAAAATTTTAAAATGAAACTTACAAAAAAATATTTAACACAACTCATTAAAGAAGAGCTTGAAAATGCTATGTCGGAAGTTGAAAGACCTAAGGCCACACCGGAATCTCGTTCTGCCAATAAAGCTTTGGTTCAGCAACATGACGAGATGAAAAAGGCTGAAAAAACTCTCGCTGCGGCACGAAAGACTGAAGTAGAGGCAACGCAAGAGGCCGTCTCAAACCTGCCCGGAAGGAATTATGACTGGTACGCCGACATGTTTATGTACCAAAGTAGGGCGGAACTTGCAGCCGCCGAAGCTGTCTATAAAACAGCAGTTGAAACATACAAACAAATGCACGATAAAATAAAAGGCAAGTAAAACAAGAATATTAAATGTCTTACACACTCTCCAAAAAAGAGATAGTAGCTGAAATATTGAAATGCGGCAAAGACCCTGTTTACTTTATTGATAACTACGCAAGAATATCTCACCCAATTCACGGCTTGATCCCTTTTAAGACTTATCCTTATCAGGGAGAGTTACTACAAGACTTTAATGATTATCGTTTTAATGTAATACTGAAGGCCCGACAGTTAGGAATCTCAACTATCGCAGCAGCATATGTTGTATGGCTGATGCTATTCCATAGAGACAAGAATATCCTTGTTATGGCCACAAAATTCAAAACAGCTTCCAACTTGGTGAAAAAAGTTAAGGCTATCATGAAAAATTTGCCAGAGTGGATTGTGATTTCTGAAATCTCGATAGACAATCGCTCCTCTTTCGAGCTGTCCAATGGTTCCCAAATACAAGCTGCCTCCACCTCTGGCGATGCCGGTCGTTCAGAGGCTCTATCTTTGTTGGTAATTGATGAGGCAGCCCATGTAGAAAATCTTGATGAGTTATGGGCGGGTCTTTATCCCACTATCTCTACTGGTGGGCGAGTTATAGCCTTGAGTACTCCAAATGGTGTGGGTAACTGGTTTCACAAAACATACACGGAGGCCTCCGAAGGATCTAACGACTTTCATCCGATCGATCTAGCTTGGGATGTTCACCCCGATAGAGATCAGGAGTGGTTCAATAAAGAAACTAGAAACATGTCCCGACGAGAAATAGCTCAAGAGCTGGAGTGCAACTTTAATACTTCAGGAGAGTCTGTAATTCACCCCGATGACATCGCTTGGGTAGAGAGTAACGTAACCGATCCGAAATATCGCACTGGATTTGATAGGAATATGTGGATCTGGGAACAATATCAGGCAGATAGTACATATCTTCTGGTAGCAGATGTCGCGAGAGGCGACGGAGCTGATTATTCTGTATTTCATATAATTAAATTAGAGACAATGGAGGTAGTGGCAGAATATCAAGGAAAGCCCAACTTGGATATGTACTCCACTATCCTCATGCAAGCCGGAAAGGAATTTGGAAACTGTCTCTTGGTGGTTGAAAATGTGGGAATAGGGATTTCCGTTTTGGAAAAGTTAATTGATCTGCAATATCCTAATCTATATTACTCCGTAAAAGGATCTCATGAGTTTATCGACGGCTATCAAGCCGAGACAAACAACGCAGCGGTACCCGGATTTACAACTTCTTCCAAAACGCGACCACTAATCGTAGCAAAACTGGAAGAATTCATCAGAAACAAACTAATTAAGGTATATTCTGTTCGTTTTTCTAATGAATTGCGAACCTTTATTTGGCATAATGGCAAACCTCAAGCGATGAGAGGATACAACGACGACCTGACAATGGCGTTAGCAATCGCATGCTGGGTCCGAGACACAGCACTTACTGTAAATCAAAGAGAGGCAGATTATAAAAAAGCATGCTTAGGTTCAATAATTAAAGTTGATACAAAAGTAAATACAACAATCCCCGGAATGCACGGCTACAATAGAAAAGAGGCCCTAGACGACAAAATGTTCAAGGCACAAGAAGATTATGAAAAATACTCATGGCTTATTAAAGGATAGAAAATGGCTGATAACAAGAAAAACCCCAACAATCCGCAATCTGAATTATACAGAAGGCTAACCCGATTATTCTCCGGACCAATTGTGAACTGGAGAACACAGATGAATCGAAAGATTCGCAGAACTGCCTTGGATAAATATGCTACAGACTTTAGATCTGCCAGCGGACAACAATTTAAAAAAGCGGAATATTCTCCTTTTGATGTTATGCATTCTAAAATCATGGCACAGCAAAACCGTGCTGAAAGATATATCGACTATGAGCAGATGGAATATATGCCTGAAATCGCCTCTGCCCTTGATATTTACGCTGACGAGATGACCACTCACTCATCACTATCGCCGATGATGCACATTGAGTGCCCTAACGAGGAAATCAAGGCGGTTCTACAATCTTTATATGAGAACGTCCTTAACATTGATCACAATCTCTTTGGCTGGTGCCGCTCAATGTGTAAATTTGGTGATTTCATTCTCTATATGGACATTGACGACTCCTTCGGAGTGAAATCTGTAATTCCAATTCCTCTGCGAGAAGTAGAAAGAATGGAAGGCGAAGATCCAACCAATCCAAATTACGTCCAATACCAATGGAATTCCGCAGGAATGACTTTCGAGAATTGGCAAGTCGCGCATTTTCGTATCTTAGGTAATGATAAATATACTCCATATGGAACCTCTGTTTTAGATCCGGGCCGCAGAATTTGGCGGCAATTAGTATTAATGGAAGACGCGATGATGGCTTATCGTATCGTTAGGTCTTCTGAAAGAAGGGTGTTCTATATCGATGTTGGCAATATTGCGCCCAATGACGTAGAACAATTTGTACAAAAAACAATCACCTCAATGAAAAGAAATCAAGTGGTTGATGCCCAAACCGGACGAGTGGATTTAAGATATAACCCGCTATCAGTTGAAGAGGATTATTTTATTCCCATTCGCGGCGGCGAGTCTTCAAAAATTGAGACTCTAGCTGGCGGACAGTTTACTGGTGATATTGATGATGTTAAGTATTTAAGAGATAAGATGTTT